ATATCTACTTCACTTATCATTTCTTTTCACCTCTACTTCTACTACTTCAATATCGTCTAGGTCATACAGAATATCCTGGATAATATCACCAAGGCTCAGCTCTACACTGTCAGAGGCAATGTAATTTGCCTTTGGGTCTAACCTAACAAGCATCGTCACTTCAAACAACACAGGAAACTCCAAGTTATATAGTCTAAAATGCTCACGTCAAGAATTATTCCTGCAGCCAAGCATCTGGAATTGATTTATCTGCATACTTAAAACCATACTTGTCACACCAGTCTGCGTAAGAAGACTTAGTACCCTTGTAAAGCTTTGATCTGCTGTTATAAAATACGAATCGTATATCAAGATCAGGAAACTGTTTCTTGATTTCTTTATGTTTGCGCCTGTCATTTGAAACAAACCGTCCCTTGGTCTCGATTATAATACCGTTACCAAGAACAAAGTCAGGAGTATAAGTCCTGACCTTAAGATCTACCCACTTGATCTTTTCTTTCTCATAGGTGAACTCAACACCTTTAGCCTTTAGTTCTTTTGCTACATCATCCTCAAAGCCAGATCTATATCCAGCCTTGAGAGCTGCTGCATTAAACCTCTTTCTATTCATTGTAGGTAAAATCCTCAGGAACATTAGGGGTGTTGACTACATCAGTCAGGAGAACATCACCTGTCTTGTAGACAAACCGTCTGGCCTCAGGCCAACACTTCTTGTTGAACTCACAGAAGCCACAGGATGGGTGTAGTTTCATGTTAGGGCTAGTCTTGGACTGAGGTACTGGATCGAAGCCACGGTCAGGCATGTCACCCTTAACCATCTCTTTAACTTCATCAACCTCTTTCTCTTTACGGTCCATCTCTTCTGAGAAGTCGTAAATGTCCAAGCAAATGTGACCACCTACCTTATCAACAACAAGGAAAGCACCATGTGTCTTATTGGTTACGAGTGGATCGTCTTTTGCAGCATAGACGTAGGAGCTAAGCTGACTGATGTAACCAAACGGATCTTCATCACGTAGGCTACCCTCAGCAAACTTCTTGAATGAGTAGGGTGAAGCAGACTTAACATCGACAGTCATACCGTCAATGACTGCATCTCTGTGACCAGCTAGACCACCGATATACATACGGTCTTGAGACCCTGTGACAGAGTGTCCAGACACCTTAACGATTGCTAAGATAAGCTCCTCAATCATGTCACCATAGAAGAACTTTAGTAGGTCAGATGGTGCTAATGGTTTTGCAACTGTAGGGTGGTTTATCTTATACCACAACTTCCTTTTACAAGGACTTCCAATGGAGGAAAAGGAAAGATACCCACGTGGCTTACTAGGAGCAGAGAAACGCTTGGCTGCTGTCACCGCAATCTCTTTTCCCATCTCACTGCCTACGAGGTTATCCCACCCGTTTAAACCTAAGATTGTATCTTCCATGTCTTTTACGAGTGTCTTGATGTCTGCCATGTTTACCTCCTATTGTTGAAACCCCCACCCCTAAGGGTGAGGGCAATGTCTTCTAGGGAAAGGAACAGGAAACCTAGAAGGGGATTGAATCTGACTCAAGTTGGGAGGAGGAGGCAGGAGAATCAGACTCAGAGGAGTAGTCTTTGAACATTGAACGTGACTGGGAAGAACCACCTTCTGACTCATAGACTACGTGATCAAGGACTTGAAGTCCAAGAAGTCGTGTTCCGGTACGTCCTGTACGGGTAGGATAAACCTCTACCTTAACGATACCTTCACTTCCGTTACCGATAAGACCTTTGGCTTCTAGATCCCAAGTCTTACCAGATTTATCAGCTACGATAGGTGCACCACCCATCCAGTCCTGCATACCAGTGTGAGGACGTGAGAAGGTAACCTTGAAGCCACCGTCTACTTCCACAATCTTCTTCATGCAGCCTGCGTCTGTAAGACTTTTAGCTGTAGCTTTGTCAGTAATGACGGTTACTTTGTACTCACCGTCAGTCTCTGTATTCCATTCGGCACGATCACGATTGGACTCAAATACTTTTGCCCATTCGATCTTACCTTTAACGTCAATATTTGTTGCTGGCATAATAGCCTCCTTTGTTTCTGTTGTAGTACATAGTATCACGACATAAGGTTGTCAATGGGTCTCTGCCCAATTTTTTCCTATGTCGTAAGAGCCAGGGGTAGGTATCTTAAAGCCCAGCTCTTGACCAACCTCTAGCATACACTGAGCTTGGATCTTTCCTAGATGTTCAGCCTCTTCCTTAGTTCCAGTAACCTCAACTTGGTACTCGTCATGGATGAAACCCACCATCTTAAACTTTATGCCTTCCTTACGTGCAACATCATGCCACTTCAAAAGGCTGTGCTTCATGAGGATAGACTCACCACTCTGTAGGATACCTGCCAGAGTTTTATGCTCACTAGGTACAGGAACCTTACGGCCATCGTATCCAGTGAAGTAGCCTCTCTCTGCTACATAGGGGACAAGTTTGTTCTTTAGGTCGTATAGACCATCAATGCTGGACTCAAAACGAGTACGAGCAGCCTGTGCTTCCCTGATGCTCACGTTGAGTATCTGACCAGTCTTAGCCACACCTGCCCCTAGAAGCCAAGCATAGATGAACGTCTTGGCCATGTCCCGTGTTCCATTTGGTACAGCCAAGGCGTTCTTGTTCAGGTTGTGAATGTCAGTCTCATTCTCTTTCTTCCCCTCCATGATAGCCTGTGCATATTGATCTGCGTCAAAATGTCGCCATAGGTAATCGGCAAGTACCCGTAATTGGATGCCATCTGCATCCGTACCCACAAGCCAAGAGCCAGAGGGTACAGTCCAACAAGCACGTAGGTGAACATCGTACTGTTTCTTAACCTCGTCTACAGCAGACTTAGGGGTGCCGTGGAAGGGAGAAGATATGTTGGCAGTGTTAGGATCTTTGTGGGCACATCTTCCCGTCCAAGCACCTATGTGTTGTATCCTACCGTGGATACGAGAGTCCCCTTTGACTTGGTTAATCCACTCCACAAGGCTGCTTCTACGTCCTTCTAGGGTGAGCCACTGCGCAAGAGCCTTTGCCCCCTCAGGGGCGTCCTCAGGCAGTGTGCTGAGGTTTGCCTCAGACACTGTGTAACCGTACCGATCCAAGTCTTTCTTCTTTTGATCGTAGAATGCCTGATCCATCTTAGCCACAGACTTACCGTAGGGTTCACCAACCTTCTTACGAGCAAACTGAATGGCTGTCTTGGTCTTGTCCACAGGATTCCAGCCTGCATCCCACAGTGCATCAATACGAACACGAGAAGATCCAGGTTTGAAGTCCACCCAATCAAAACACACAAGGTCTTCACCCTCAATGTTTGTGATTGCGTGACGTTCTTTTGCCTTCTGTACTGTAGCCATCTCAGTACCATCCTTTTTGAGTCGGTACTTAAGTCGATTGATCTCTGTAAGTTTAGGTGGAAAGTCTACCTGAAACTGATCCTCAAGAGTATCCATCTTATTCTTTACAGAGTTAAGCAAGAACTCTGCCTTACCTTTATCAAAGAAGAAGCCGTAGTACTGTGTCCGTACTAACTCAATCTGAAGGCTGTGCTCAGCCCTTAGAGACTTACGCCAAGCAGCATCCCAAATAATAGGAGAGAAGTGCTCATACAAAGCAGATGTAGTCTCGATGTCTCCGTACCAGTATTCAACCATTTCAGCACTGAACTCATGAAAGTCATGGAAGTCTCCTTTGTGTTTTTTAAGTCTACGGCCCCAAGCATCTAAGCTATGAGGAGACTTAGCTCCTTTGGGTATTGCAATGTCGTAGTCCACAAGCCTACTGACAATAAGTGTATCAATGACCTTGTAGGGGTCAATAAGACGTGGCTTTAGTAGCTTGTTTAGCATTGGGGCATCAAACTGTATGAAGTTATGACCTATGATAAGGTCAGCATCCTCATACCATTTGATGGCCGCAGCCTTAGCCACTGGATCTTCATGGCAGTTCTCAAACTTGTGTACCTCTCCGGTGCTCAAGTCTTTACCACCACACAACCACAGCTTAGTGCTGTCATGCAGACCATTGGTTTCTATGTCACTGACAACAATTTTCATACCTGAAATACAACCTCCTCCAAGATGGTAGTCTCTGGATCGTAGTAGACTGAACCAGCAGAACCCAACTTAGCGAATGGTCTGTTCTTGTCAACGGTGAAGTGAGTTGTATTGCGTTCAACCTCATCATCTGACTCAGTGTCACGGCTCAACTTAATACAGCAGATTGCCTCTTCCTCAAGGGAAGCAGCATACTTTGTACGGCCATCGTCATTAACCTGTGAGATGAATACAACACCAATGTTCAGCTCCTTAGCTAACTGAGCCATGCGAGACCCAAGTGTAGTCAAGGTGCTGGTGGCTGCATCAACACCAGAGTTGGACAGGTAGGCCAGACGTTGAACGTGGTCAATGAAGATAAACTCTGCACCATAGACTGTAGAGGCTAGACGTACATACTCCAACAACTGCATTGGATCGTCATGGCTCTGCATCTCAAAGATCACAGTGTTCTCACCGCCAGCCATCTTCTGCGCAGCAGTTATCACTTGCTCCTCAGTGTAGCCCGTAGCTACAGCATCCTCTTTGGTGCGTACATTCCAACCCAACTCATAGGTTGCCATAGCACGGTAGGTGGTGGACTTCATCTCTTCCATGTGAAGCATAGCCACACGTGTGTTCTGTTTGAGAAGTGCTACCTCAAAGTAACGAACTAGCTCTGTCTTACCTTGACCCCTAAGAGCCTTGATAAAAGTGAGGCCACCTTTGACCAGCCCACGCATCTTATCATCAATGCCTGTGTGACCTGTCGGGACGTACTCGTATGGGTTCTCTGTAGTGATTGCCTTCTCTACTTCGATGTCACCAACAAAGAAGTTGTCAGGGCTGAACCGTTGGGGCTTGAGTGCTGCCCACTTTAGGTCTTCACTGTCGCCTTCCATCAAGAACTCATTGGCATCCTTCCACTTGGACATGGGGACATAATAAAACTTGTTTGGCATCATGCTATAGAGTTTCTGTGCCGCAGCCTTACCTGCCGCATCTGATAGCTCACCTGCATACACCACCATCTCAAAGCTGTTGATGTAGTCAAAGTTACTCTTGATGAACTTGTCCGACAAGGATGCGCTGGGCAGAGACTTAACAGGATAAGACTTACCTAAGACCTGATAGAGACTAGCTGCATCAAACTCACCCTCAGTGATGTATATACGTTTACTTGACCCAGCATTGAAGTCAGGCCCAAAGAGATCAGTGGGTGACCCACGTTCCTTTGTCCAAAACTTCTTCTCTGCGTAGCCACGATACTTGACGTTGTTGGGGTACTTAAATGCGTACCGCACAGGGACATTGTTCTCACCGTACTGCAACTGGATGTTGTAG